TAAAACGGTATTTTGTCAGCAGCTTTGAGCGCCTCAATTAGTGCGTTGCCCTGGTCAACACTGAGCTTCACAGCGGAGACATGCGGGTTCCCATCGGCATCCAGAAAGTGGGAGATCCAGTTTTCTTGCCACTCCTCGGGCTTTGTCACATCCAGAGTGCCGAGCATCTCCATGTCTTTCTTGAGCTTGACAATCTGGATAAGCTGGGGCTTTTCTATCAACCCTGAATCATCCCACGCCTGTAGCGGGCTTTCTTCTGGTTCAAGCTCCGTAGATTGTTCGGGTTCAACTTCTTTTTCCTGAATATTATTTTCTACCTCAGGTTCTTTGACTTCCGATTGTTCTTTTTGCGCAGCAGGCCCCGCCTGGGGTTTCATGTCAGCTTTGATGCGCCGCTCAAGTTCTGCCACCACTTTGGCCAACAAAATATCCCGGGTAGCCGTCCTGTCGATCGGCATGGGCTTAAAAAATTCACCAACAGCATTGAGAAACTTGACCCTATCGGCATTTGGAATGCCATTGATGGCAACATATGCCGGGCTGCTTTTAACTGTGCCAAGCATCGAATGGTCTTCTGTGTCTGTGACACCGACTTCCCCCACAAGGCTTACAAGAACAGTTTCGCAATACTCAATAAGTTCTGGTTTTTTGGCCCCATCCTCAATTATGATAGATGGGTGTTCTTGGGTGAGAAAATAAACCAAGTTACCCTTTGTCAACCGCTTGACCAGCGAAATGGCCTTTTTATAATCGGTTTCAATCAGGAGCTTTTCATAAACTGCCTTGTATGGCCCCACCGGGGTTTCCCCTATGGTGTCTGATTCTTCATTCCCCGCCAGGGGCTCCGGTGTAAGGTCAATGGTTTCGGTTTCCACACCTGTTTGGGATATTATTTTTACACTCTCTGAATCAGCCCCCGGCAGGGATTCAGGATAAAATTCCTCAGCAACCTCCAACTCTTCAGCCTCATTGACCTGGGTTTTTTCAGGGATGGCTTTTATCGCGTCGGCCTCCAGGCTTTCAATACTCAACATGTAATGTGCCTCATCTTTAACCAGCGCCATAGCAGTTTTTCTTAATGCCGACATATCCCCTCGATAACAGACTGAAACCACATAGACGGTGACATTCTGGCCCTGGGGTGTTTGTGTCGATTTTGCGTTTAGTGTCAGCATGAGCGGAAGTCCTGAAATCCTCCCCCGGGTAGCAGTCCGGATCAATTCAAGACCACCCAGAATACCTTTTACGCTGTTCATGCTGGTGGTTCTAAATTTATGTGCCTGCCCGAACAATCCAGCCTCGTCAATGATACAAGAAAGCACACCCATGGGCTTGCATTTGTCCTTCCCGGCATATCCATGGTCAAATCTGGGGCATGGGCATGGGTGACTTTTCGTGAAATCATCAATACGCTTTGTGGCCGTTTCCCCGTCACCAGAACATGACAGTTTCCCGCCCACATAACTGGCCAGCCTGGTGGGAAAATTCAATTCGGTGTCATTATATAGAAGCCTGATAGGTAGCCCGATGAGGTTTCCTGCATCATTGACAATGCCGGTGCCCTCTTCTTTAATTCTGTTTTCGAGAACTGTGTCAACGAGATAATCCCCGGATTCGTCTTTTTCAGTAGTGACGAGTTGGAAATGATCGAGTTTTTCAGGGGGGCGAAACTCCTTCCCGGCCTGGCTGGTGATCATTGAACCCTTACGGCCTATCTTTATTTTGCCTGCTTCATTAAGTTGTACTGTGATATTTTTAATCATTTAGTTATTTCTCCTTATTCAATCAATCCAGCAGTTCTAATCTTTTCAAACAATCGATATGTCAATGAACAGTCCTGAATGCAATATTCCCGAATCTCATCCAAAAGTCCAAGATCGAAGTACCCCTGGACCAAATCGCCTGAAATCCCCTCGGTCTTATGATCCTCCTCCCCTGCCCCCAGGAATTTCCTACAAAAAAAATCAAGCTTCCCTGGTGCAAACTTATCATCACCCGCCAGTATCGGCCTTAAATCGGTATGGTTTGACCCGGCTCGGTTGTACCGCCCGTGGTCAATATTTACACTCGGCCTGATGCCATGACTCACGCCATGCAACAACATGCACCGAATATCAAAGGCACGCCCGTTGAACGTGACAAAGTGATCGTACCCACCTAAGATATCCCAGAATTCAATAAGCAGGTTCTTTTCTGCCTCATCTGTGGCGTCATCGAGCATAACGGCTCCCGATTTACCATCTGAGTCCCACCACCCGGCACAACATATCATGTTCATCATAGGGGATAACCCCATGCCTGAAATCTGTGCGGCTTTCTTTTGTGCAATGTCAGCCGCGATCTTGACAGGATCTTTTAATGTGCCTTTGGGTTTCACTTCTGGGAGTATCCCCAGCATGGCAGGATCTGCGATAGTTTCGAGATCAATAGCAATAAATTTTCTCTTTTTCATTTTTTCCCCTTTTCAATCATGAAACTTGTAATCGCCAGCTCTACGTCTTCCCGTATCTCGGCACCGTCATTCATCTGTATAATGAAATATTGGTAAGAGATATTCCTTTTGAGATATGTTGACCAAAACCATTTAAGGCTTTGACCGTTATCTCTCAATTGCTTTTTAAATTTATTCTTCAAACCATACACCTCCTTTTATTATTATATAATAATAAATATTATATTAAAAAAATAGCTTTGTCAATGTATTAATGAGCAACGATTTTTACTAAATAATCCCCGCAATTTCAGAGTTTAAATCAGCGATCAACTCTTCGATATCTGCCCCGAATTTTTCACAAATTTCTCTAATTTCCGGCGTATCAATCAGCCAAGAAGCTAAGCCAATGGCATCAATCACGTTTCTTGACATTCAACGATTTTCCACAATTCGGATAAATCATTTCACACCCGCCGCGTCCATCACCCGCCGCGTCCATCACCCGCCGCATGATCCCCGGCTGGTGATCCCTGGTAAAAATCCTATCTCCATGGTATCCCCGATCGCCGTAAGCTTCTACCACTTCGGCCAGCAACTTTTTCAGCCTGGCGTTCTCGTCTCTCAGATGTTTTATTTTATCGTCTTTCATGATTTGCCCCCCTGACTATAGATCAACAAGCAGCCGCCGCCAAAAATCATGGCGATTTTTGCAATGCACAAAACGATAACAAACGTAAGTGATTCTTCTCCTGTGCCCATAATCGTAAACCCTGCTGTTAAGAGTAACGCTGCTGCTAATATTGTTTTCATGATTTTTATCCTTATATATAATGCAGTTTAAAGTAAGCCCCGGCGATTTTTTGAATAAATGTGAATTTATTGAAACCTTATATTTTAAAGTTCTTATTTAATCCCCGCCAGGGCAAATCTCTGGTTTGCTTTCTATCAAGCGCGGCCCCTGGCTGGCTCAAAATTCATTTCATGCAATTCATTCCTTTATTATAGTGGTGGTTTTTGGTTCAATCCGTTTCGCCCATTGTTTGCCGCGTGCGGCTTGTGTACCCGGTGTCGATTTAGACTGTATGAAAAGATTATATTGTTTTTTTTTGTTTGTCAATGTAAAAAATATAAAATTATTATATTGACTTTGATATAACAATATTATATTATCTCAACATGAAAAAGAAAATCACAAACATCGAATTGGCAAAAGAAAGCGGGCTAACGCCTGCTTATATATCATTCATATTGATTGGTAAATATAACCCTTCTAAAAAAACTGCAATTGCATTGGCAGAGGCGACGGCACGGCTGGGGATTAAGACCAGCTCGGTTGACTGGATGTTTAATATCGACAAGGTCCGCAAACTAATAAGGGGGGAGTAGATCATGGGGAGATTAAGATGCAGAAAGTGCGAATTAGAAATCATTTTCAATTGGAAAATGGTCAATGATAAACCCAAGATTCACACTATCCACGGGATTAAATATCTGACAGCCGTATGCCCGGCATGTGGCTTTGAATGGCAGGTGAAAAAACGGACTGATACCACTCGGTCAGACTACCACCCACCACAGACACCGGTGACGCCATGAAGAAAAAAACAACCAGCCAGGGGGAGGCATTGTTGATCAAAATCCTTGAGGAGAACATCCGGGTCAAAGGCGGGAGCCTCCCGTTGTCCTGCTACGATTTTAAAAAAACAGCACACAGGAAACCAATGAAATACGGTCTTCGCCGGAAGGGGGCAAAATGAAAAACGACATACGAATACCCACCCCTGGCCCTGGCCAGGAACAATATCTCCTTTTTGAATGTGGCAGCACGTGCCCTGACATGATGTTTAGAAAAAGCTCGAATATCGGGTCTGGCAGTCGATACAGAAAAAAAATGTGCCCAGAATGTGGCGCAGAACTCACTAATAAGATTTTTTATTGCGTTGACTGTGAGAAGTGGTTTTTGGGGACAAAGTCAACATCCCACAAAAGGGTCAGATGCAAGATTTGTGCAGCTGAGCGCAAGAAGACGGCCAGGCATGACGCATGGATATCCCGCGACAAAAGCATACCAGCGCCTGCCCGAAAATACACATATAAAGAACTAAAAAAAATACCCCCTGTCAAGCCAGATTGCAAATTCTATCTGTCCGACTGCCTGCCCAAGGCAGCATTTAAGAAGGGTGGACAGGGGAGAGTTTATTGTGAGAATTGTATTTTTTACGAATCGAAATCGCTGCACGCCACTGCCGATGGCCGCAAAGAATATGTGCCGGATAATTTCGGTGTCCCTACGAATTGGAGCTATTAATGAAAAAATGTGAGCAGTGTGAAACTGAACTATCGAAAAACGGGAAAGAATTGATCTGCAAGAACTGTGGTGCTATGTATGCCAAGGATCCCAGGGAGGTCGATGGCTGGACATTGGTCGGCTGGCAACTCCAGGAGGAAGATGCGACATGAACCGGGATATGGCCCGTGAACTGGATCATGCAGTAAATTTCACCAGCCATGCAATTGAGCGGATGACGGCCCGGGGAATACTCAAACCAACTGTGTTGGCCGTGATTAAGCATGGTTTGTGCCGATATAGCAGATATAATGAGATCATTGAGTACATGGGGTGGTCTGTGGTAATGAGGGATAACTGGGTTATAACAGCGTTTTTTGAAAGGGATAAATCATGAAAAAACCGACAAAAGGCGAGATTCAAACGGCACTAAAAGTGCTGGCGTACGTAAATGCTAACGACAAGATGCTTGTAAAATTCAAAGAGATAAACAGCATGCATCTCATTCAAAACGCAAAAGCAAGCATCGCCGATTGTTTCAGATTTTTGGTTAAGTTGAGAGACGGGGAGGTATGAGGATTATGAAATCGTTAGTCATCGGAATATGCATCGGTGTTATCGCCACATGTGCGTGGATAATAATCCTCCCAGGCCAAGAACTGAGAGAAAAGCACCAACAGCTAATTACGGAAAACTATAAATTAAAATCTGAAAACTATAAATTAAAAACGAATATTGACCGGCTTAAATCTGGGAAGGAAATGGCCGGCTCATATTTGATACCCAAAACAAATAAAACATCAATGAAGGGAGAAACAAAATGATTAAAGATTTTATTGAAGAAGCTTCAAAAGCTGGGATAGATATAACGGAAAACACGTGTGAATATTGCGATAGAGACGATGTTTACGGATGGAAAACTGCCTCTAAATGGAAAAAAGAAGACGAACGGTTAAACCCAAAGGAAAACAAAACAATGAGTCAAGACAAGAAATCCAATTATTATGACACAGGAAATATTGAAACTATCGAAATTATCAAAGCAAAATTGACGCATGAACAGTATATTGGATACTTGCTCGGGAACGTCATAAAATATGCTTGCAGGCTAAATTTTAAAGGTAGTAAGTCAAGAGATTTCGAGAAATTGGCCAACTATTCAAAATGGCTGGAAACTGATATCAATAATTCGGATTGGCCAGATATTTCTGATTTTGATTACCGGCTCGATGCGGAAAAGGAGAAACATGAATAATAAAATACTCGACGACAGAGACACAGATTTTATTATCCTGGCAGGTATACGTTACGGAATCGGGCGTGCATCATACGCCCCAAGTTTGATATGCGATTGGATTAAAAACCATTGGAATGAGTTATCAGACAATCTAAAATCCCAAATCAAACGGGATATCAAATCTGAAATAGAGGTGTGGTTTAACATGCGGGAAATGCCCTACGGTGATAGCTGTAATGCATCGGTATGGAAAAATCTTATCGCATGGATGGAAAACGAATAAGAGTAAAGGCCCACAGCAAATGACTGTTGTGGGCCTTTTTTGATTCACAGCACCTCGATCATCCGAATTAAATCCTCGGCCCTGCCAGGCACTTGCCGATACCAGCGACTATCTTTCATCTGCCTTATCATTTCCCCGGGGTCATCTCGCTTAACGGCGGCGATCATCTTTTTAAACTTTCGGAACCCACCGGAACCCATTTGAAATCTCATGTCAATCAGGACCAGCTGGATATTTTCTGGGAATGATTCAAATTGATCAGGAAAAATGGAGAGCAAGTCTGCAGTGCAATCCCGGATATCATTGTTGAGCAGATACAGAGCATCATCTTCTGATATGCCTCTGGAGTCCAAGTTTCGACCATATCCCACAGTGGTGGCCCCTGCAGTGCATTTGTAAGGAAATCGCCTATATCCTTCATGGTCAATGATCATATCTTGTATTTTTTTAGTATTCATTTTTCAACACTCTTCGTCGGATTGATTGACTTAAAAGCCCCAAAAAGCAGGGAGACAATGGAATCATCCCACGCCCAGGGAGTTATTTTAGCCACTCCTTTAAGTGCCGTGAACATGATTGTCAATGTCAAATAATTGTTCGTGATAAACTCAATAATTATGCTGTCAAAATTCATTCTATTATGTCCTTCTGTTGAGAGCTAATTAAGATTTTTATAGCATCAGCATTTGACTTGATTTGTTCAGCGTTTGCGTCAATCATAAGCTGATACTTTGCGATCTCAACTTTATTAATCCCAGCTATTGAAAATACCGTCATAATCACCACAATTACAATTCCCAAAAGCCATGTGAATATTGACTTGCCAAGGATTTTATCATTCACTTTATCAATCAATTTCAATCTTGACTCACACCTGAGTTCTATCTTATCAGTGAAATCCTTTAAATGCTGGTTCGTTTCTGCCTGGGACAAACAAATCGTGCTGATTTTAGTGTTCAACCTGATTAATAAATCGTGGTCAGTCGTTGGCTCAATTCCGTCATTATACCGTCTCGTTGGCTCAGTCATTTTAACTCCGGCTTTATGTGTTAATCCTTAATAATTTAGGCGGGGTTTTGTTGAACCATGAGTCCCCGCTTAAACGTTACACAGCATCCACATCAGCCCAATAAGCCTGCCGAACGCCCATTACATGCGCACCCAGTTCCAAGCACATCTGCTTATACTGATCGACTGTAATCGTGTGGTTGAGGTTGTCATAATCTCTCACGGTGACTTCTGTCATTGTGGGATAAATACTTATCAAGCCAAGAGTCTTATCAAAATCAGCCACATTATTATCCATGCAATCAATCCTGAATCCAAGGCTTGTTGGACAACCTGCTTCGAGAGTTTTTATTTGACTGAGTTTTGCATATTCTTTATTGGCTGCTGCTGTTAATTCGGCGTTGGATAGTTTTGATGTCAACGGAAAGGCTACTTGCCAGTAATTGTATGACTCTTCACCCTCTTCGTTTGTTGACTGGGTTATGTTAGTTGGCACAAGGATCTTGCCTTGCAAGCGTTGTATTGTTGGATAATCTTTTGAGTTTGTTTTCATTTTGATCCTCTATGAAAATGTGTAGTATTTATTGATCTTTTTTATCACGGTATTGAATGGTAAATTGTCTTTGTATTTTTCGAGCTGACCCGACAAAACACTTGATCCAGTAAAAACGACATAATTTATTTTATCTATTTTAAACTGAATAGTTGCATATGAAGTGCCTTTGTTTTGTTTGCTCGGGTTTATCTTAAAATCCAGCACCAAGATATTCTGACCCAATATATCATCAATCTTTTTCTTATCACCATCCAGGGGTTTAGATTCTTCTGCAAAACTCGCAAAGTCAGGATATTCTTTCATTAAAATACTCCCATCGGATTATGTAATTTATTTTCTTTGCAGACATTATCAACTATCTTTTTGACACCATAGTCAATATATTTATTCTGTAACCTAACACAATCTGCATGCTTCATCCATCCCCAATAACTCATCACTCCGCTCAAAATATTTATCGGGGTTAGATTGTTATGATTCTTTTTTATGCTTCTCATTCTCTTTTTGAATCTGGTAGCGGTACTTTTTCTTAAGAGTGTGTAGTCATGAAAAAACCTATATCCCAAAAAGTCAATTCCTCTTACAGCAACTGGGAACACCTGCCAATTTTCTTTTAAATTGACGTTTAGTTTTGTTTCCAAATATTCTGAAATATCTTTTCTAAGCCCAGATAAATATTTTTTATCCGAATGGAGCACACAAATATCATCGCAATATCTAAAAACATACTTGCATTGCTTCTGTTCTTTTAGCCAATGATCCAGGCCTGACAGATATAAATTTCCAAAATATTGACTCAGATAATTACCTATCGGAACACCATCAGCCGAATCAATAATTTCATCAAGCAACCATAGTAAATCTTTGTCTTTAATTTTTTGTCTGATAATCTGCTTTAAAACATCATGATCAATGGATGGATAAAACTTTCTGACATCCATTTTTAAACAATATTTGGTATTATCCCTGTCTTTTAAAGCCTTCTTTAATCTCCGCACACCCTTGTGAATGCCCCTGTTCTTTAAAGAAGAGTAAGTATCTGTTATTAACGTCTTCATCCAAATCGGTTCTAAAATGTTCATGATGCAATGATGGATAATTCTATCCGGGAAATAAGGAAGTTTAAATATTTCCCGTTTCTTGCCTTTGTCCGTTTTGACGAACATTTTATATTTGGAATTTTTAAATATTTTATCTTTAAGTATGTTATGAATTTCATTAAAATATTTATCAGGATTAGCTTCCACCATTCTGACTTCCGAATAATGAGCCTTTCCCTTCATGGCATTTTTATGAGCCAATTTAATGTTCTCCATATCATATATTTGTGAGTATAAATTATTATATCTTTTCATGCTTTTCCTAATCTGCTTATTGACCTCAGAATCTTCGGTTTCCCTACCAATACTTTGAGAGGCGTAATTTGTGTTTTGCCAAGAGGCAAGGTTTTTATATCTTTTTCTAAAAAATACATAAGCTGATCTGGCTGCCGATATTCGTGTTATCATTCGAGGAAGTGTTATTCGCATTCCAATACGTGACACCTGCATTCGTGCCATTATTCGCATTCCTGCCAAGTTTCACTACGCGCCAACCGGGATATAAAAACCGTTTTATGTTACGTTTATGTCAATAAGCAAGCCGGCCGCCGATCTCCGCGCTATCAGTCGAGGAAGCGTCAGTCGCAGCCCAACACGCGACACCCGCATGCGCGCCATAAATCGCATTCCCGCCAAGCATCACCACGCGCCAACCGGTATCCTGATAATAATAGTCAGTAATATACGTAGAAGATCCAACACCAGCCCCACCAACACTCGCAGGCAAGAAGCCCCTGGCCTGCTGTTCAAGAAATTTCTGATAACCGTTTGCATTGGCCAGCGTTACACCCAAATCAGTATAATTAGCCCAGGTATCATCGGCAAAATCAGTGTCGGTATTGGAAACATGAACTTTGTTGTCATCTGCCGGGCTTGATGCTCCGCCAATATTAATCCCATCAACCCACTTCCATACATTCCCGAAAAAGTTTTCAATGCCACGGTATGTCATGTAAGCATCATTAGTATTTCCGCCTACTGAATTAGTTCCGTTGCCGTCGCCATTGGATTTTCCAGTGACCCCAATGTAAGAATTTTTTACGAACGTTCCACCGGATAACTGAGTACGCCCTGCACCGATCATTGCTTGTGAATTCCAATCAGCATATTCAGTTATATACATCAGTATAGCAGCCGAAACCAAATCAAAATCCAACTGTCTCCAGCCGGTTCCCCGATTCGCTGCAATAGCCCTGAACTCTGCCCTGGTTTCATCAGTTACTGGGCATTTCCCAGACACTGAACTCAGGATATCAACCGCAAGATCAATCACAGTGTCAGACCACCCTGTATCCGCTACGTTTGTGCTGTCAATATAAGCAGCCACAGAAGCGTCCCAACCAATGCCTTCGTAGGCTCCCATGTATCTGTAATCAACTACCTCACCATTTTTTATGAAAGCTGGATGGACACTGAAGCCAGCAGCCGGGGTCAATGAGACTTCCCACGTATGCGTTGTCCCGGTGTAACTATATCTATAAAAAAACTTAGCGAATTGCACCATAACCTGGCCGTCACCGCCTGTCAGATCCGATGCAATAACACCGTCTTCTCTTTTTGTGGAGTCCGTCGCTCCCAGGTAGTATTGAACTTCTCCGGCATCATTGAGAATACACCGTCGCATTGAAGCGTGGATGGGTAGCATGGCATTATTCAGTGTTTGGCTAACTGGCTGACCAACCAACCCTCCGGTTCTAACATATGTGTCCGCCAACTCATCCCAGGACACACCATATGCTGATAATATCTTAAAGCCGTTCAAGTCAAGATCTCCGCCGAGCTGTGGGGTCGAATCTTCAACCAAGTTTAAAATGCCTGCCCCGATCAACATCCAATAAGATTCGTTTCCCGGGGCAATGCCGGTACAAGCAGCAATGCACCAATAAGTGCTACCGCCATACGTTATATAGTCCAACGCTGTGTAAGCCGTTCCTGAAGAATAAACACCTCTATATTTCGGCTGAATTTTTCCTAAATTAACTGTAGTCAATATTTAATCTCCCATTATGAGTAGGTTACTATTAATTCGCCATCTGAATTTAATTCCATGTCTGAAATATTGCTTTCTGAATTGATATTTGCAGATAAATTTCCTGCTGAGTCTATGCCAATACCCACCAATCCATAAATGCTTGCCACAAAAGCTGATTGTTCTGCTACGTAATCACGATCTGTGGCTGTCGCTGTTGCAAGGGACGCGGCGGTGTTGGAATATCCCAATGCGGAGTCACGGGCTGTGGAGGCATTATTTGCGTCATTTGACACGTCATTTGCCGTGGTATTTATCTCGGCAATACGCGAATTTATGTCGGCACTTACCTCGTTAAACTCGGTCCCATATATGTTATATTCAGAATCCATATCCTCAATATATTTCATGAACGGGTCTGCCAAATCGTCAAAAGTGCTCGAATCTCCAGCACTCGGCGCTGTGGGCGCTGTGGATATGACCTGGTCAATCGTTTTTGTTAATAATGTGATAGTCATTAAACAGCTCCCTCTATTTTAAATGTGCATGATATTTCATTGAAACTTTCATAAACCGGACGGAAATCAGTTAATAATCCCAAAACCCGAAAAGAACCATAGTCTGTAGAATCGTTATTTCCGTCGAACACAGTTAATAATCCACGGACATTAATAGCTGCATTCTGAACCGTATCCAGTCGCGTTTTGTCAATTCTTACAGGGATATCAACTAACTTGGCGTAATTGCCTTGACTTGCTGACACATTTCCGAATGAGTCCCTGGATATCTTGCTGAAATCCATAAATCCGGGCCTTGCGCCGAATTGGGATACCCCGCATTCAATGCTTTGTCCGAACACGCATGCGCCTACTTTGGGATATGATCCTGCTATGGCATCTGTTATCGTGATTTTTATTATCGAGATTAAACGAATATCATAATAATAAATCAAATCATTATACGATGGGAATTCTGTGTAAAAATACCCATACCAACTTTCCACGAATCGGTTTCTAATATCTGAATCAGTAAATGTGCTGATTAAATCCCCAGGTGATGCTATCGTCCCTTCGTAAAGTTCATATGTGACAGTTGAACCTTCAACACTAAATAATGCAATCCCGTTTGTTCTGCTGGCGTCTAATGTAAGAACAATATCCCCGGCGTCTGTAGCCTCAGTGCCGTCTGCAACCGCCTGAGTATTGATATATTGATCGAACATTTTATGGCGGTTTACGGCACCTTGGGAACTCCAATCTGATGAATCAGGTGGATAATCGTCAGTACTCGACGCCAATGCTTTTTGTAAATTTTCCGGAAATATTCGGGTAACTCCATCAGATTCAAATGATATTTTGACAAGATCCCCCATTGTGTACGTTGTGGCCCCGGAGTAATCATATTCATCTTCTGTAGAGTCATTAAGATTCGTGGAGAACTGATCATACGTTGGGATTTTAGGCACAATCATTTTCATGTTATGCTGCCTCCTGCTTTGCTTCAATATAGTTTCGCTCGGTATAGTAAGCCGTGTCTTGATTCGCCTTTGTGTTATTGACTTGCGCCGACACCAGTTCTTGTCTAAGCATTTTTACCTCTGCGAGCAACTCTTTAATACTGGGGATATCAAGCGTTAAATTGCCTTTTTCCAGGGGGATAATGGCTTCTGTCCCGTGCAGTGTTGTTGGGTATCCTGACATTGGGCCTGTTGATAT